ATCACCAGTACTTAATTGTAATCCTTTAGCCTTGCATCCAAAACAAGGGTCGGAGTCACAACCGTTATGGTCTATTGTAAAAAATTCTTCTTTACCTATAAATGGTTTAGGTGAAGTAGCATCACACTCAGTACATCCATATAAGGATACGTGCTGGTTCATCTGACCATCTTTTAATTCATAACCCCACTCAAGAACTTTACTCTTGTGGTCGCATTCCATACTTCCCCCTATTGTGCTATGAAATTATTTGATGTAATTCCTACGTTTCCATTTTCAAGAGCAGTCTTAGTTACATCATCTACTACATACTCATAGCCACCACGATATACCTGTGGGTATTGTGATAGGTCCTCATCTAGTGGGTAACGAATTTGTTTATAAGTTCCACTAGGTTGCATAACAATTGTTAAGCCTCTGTCTAATCTGAAGAAATCAAAAAGACGGTGCTGTCCTGCTGGACCTTCCATTGTGGTAGGTGTTTTAAAAAGCCAATCAGTCATAAGTCCTCCTAATGAACTCACCCCAAAGGGTAGACTTTTTAGGGTCTACCCCGCAGAGTCAATCAACTAGAGAGCAGCGATTGATGAACCTGATGTGATTCTGTATAGAGCCTCATCACGGTAAACTGCAAAGCCAAGTACTCCGTACCAACCCATTGGGCGGAAACGCATTAACTTGTCGGTTACGTTACCAATAACGATATGTGGCTCTTCTGCAACAGCCTCAGCCATAGCCTGTGAACCAGCAACGATTGTATCAAATACACGAGTTACTGGAGTTACAGTTACAACTGTTGTAGTAGTTACTGCTGCTGTGTTAGCAGTATTAACTGTGAAAGTTGTTGTTGAACCAGATGTTGCGATAGCAGTAATGACAGCGCCAGAAGCGATACCTGTTCCTGCAACCTTATCTCCGACCTCTGCACGAGTTGCGATAACAGCAGTTGAAGCAACGCCGAATGTAAATCCAGCAGAAGTTCCTGCAACTGTTACTGCAGTTGTAGCAAGAGCGGTTTGATTAGCACCTGATTTTGCATTGTAAAGACGTGGTGACTCAACGAAGAATGAACCTTCGTAGTCTCCAATTTCGCCAGCCCAGATGTTCTTAACTGCTGGGTCAGATTGTGCGTGAACGAAGTTCCAGCCCAAGTTTCCAGTCTCAGCACGAAGGTCGTGTGAAACTTCTGGGTGAATACCAGTCCAGTATAGTGAACCACGACGTGCCTTAGCCTTGTTAGAACGAAGCAATGCAACAGCCTTGCGGATGTTTGCTGATGTAATCGTATCTGTGGCTGCAACAGTTGCTACAGAGGTTGCAGAACCTGAGTAGATGTTCTGTGTACCAGAACGTAGTGTGGTCATTGCAACTTGGTCAATTGAGTCAGCCAAGTTGTAAGCGATAATGTTAGCAATTGCAGGGTCTACATCTGCTAATGAGAATAACTCAAGAGCACGTGTAACTAGAACTGCATTGCCGTACTCATTTAGAGTAACTGTTACAGATGTTGGAGTAGATAATGCTACTGCATCTGGGTCAGTTGTCTCTGTTAGAGTTGATGTAGCAGCGCTAAGGTCTGTGTACTTTTGTAGTACTACAGTTTGCCCTGGCATTGCTTGGCGTGCTGGACGCTTATCTGCGACTGAACGAATTATTGGTTCGGCGCGGAGAGCGAATTCCAGAAGACGGTCATACGCCTTCTGTACAAGACCAGCACCACCTACGGTACCGCCTAGCGAGGTGCTAGAGGTATCTGTATATTGGTTGGGCATTGTTTAGTCTCCTTTGACTATGAACGGATAAATTATTGCTGCGAACGAAGCAGGTCTAAAATCTCTTCCGTAGATGAAGCATTGTTCAATCTGGATTCGATATTTTCTGCTCTGTCGGGAGTAATAGCACCCTGAGTTAAGATGTCTTGCTGACGTAATGCAGCAATATTTGCATCTACTTGCGGGGTGTTTTGCGCCTGTAACCCAAACAAGTCTCCGTTATCTTCAAGCCAGTTAGAAACTGACTCTTCGTTAACTTCCTCTATATCTTTTAGGATTAGGCGTGCAGCCTTTTGGTTTACACCCTTTTTTTCTAGGACTGATTTAACGGTTTGCTCACGCTGCGCCTTGGTATATGTCTCAAGTTGCTCAGTAAGTTCCTTGATACGTTTCTCATCTGACCTCTTGGCTTTACGTAACTTTTTTACTAAGTCACCGCCGTCGGTAGACGAATCTATATCTAGGTCGTCGTCTTCATCTTCCCATATGTTGTTGTTGCTCATAGCAACCACCCTTTCTATTCGTTGTTAGTTCGCAGACCACAATGACCATTCGGGGTAATGGGTTGGCTTCTGCTACCAGTCTTATACGCTAACGGGGCTGGTGGGTCCGTAAGGATTCTATTTAGATTAAGCCAGCACCTCTGGCTTGTGAAGCAAATGACTTGCTTCCTATAGTGCCCGCTTTACCTGCAAAGCGAGCCTCTTCTGCTTTAGTTAATTCTTCTAATGCTTTTGTTTCTCTGAATGAATTTCTAAAAACAATATTCTCTAAGTCAGCCTGTGTTAATGCCTCTGTTCCAGATATACCTGCAAGTTTAGTTGCGGTAGGAAGTGCTTGTGCTACACGTCCGAATTTACCAAGTGCACTCTGGTATGTCTCACCCATAGCACCTAGTTCAGTAGCACGTTCTACAGTTACTCCACCTGGAAGGGTTTGAGCACCTAAGCCTTGTTGTTGAGCAGCAGTCAAAACTTCGTATCCAGCAATTTCTCTTGCTAATTCTTTAGAACCTTTTTCTCCACCAATAATTGCTTTAGCAATCTGAGTACGAGTTAAGTTTGGATAGTAAGTCTTAATAGTTTCTTTTACTTCATTAGGAGCAAAATCAATTCTATCAAATATCTGAGTAACACGTTCTGCAAATACTGATGCTGGAATAGCCTTACCAATTATTCCAGCAAGGAATTCTTCGGTTGCTAACTCACCAAGGTTTGATGCCCTAAGAACATCTGCCATTTTTGATTGAGTTCCAACATACTCAGCAACTGTAGGAACAGTTACTGGCTTTCCAGCCTGACGTAAATCTTGTAGGTCGTAGATACCTTTGAACCGCTTAGTAAAGTCAGCCATCTCAGGGTTGTTACGAACATCTTGTAATGCTAAGTTATAAGATTCATCAATTGTTGCGCCAGTCTTATAGAACTTAGACATAGATGTATATAGTTGGTCAACCCAAGGTTTTGCGATTTCTTCTGCACCAAAAAATAAACCAAGGGTAGTTTTAAATACATCTTTTGCTAATGTTGGTCCAGTAACGCCAGCACCAGGTAAGCCAGCACTTAATGTAGTCCCGCCAGTTCCCGTTCCACCTGTAGTCCCACCCATTGTTGTTCCACCAGGTAAATCACCAAAGAAAGATAATCCAGTTAGGCTGGTTCCAAGTCCACCTAGTCCACCAGTTGCATCTGTTGGTAGGCTTGACATATTAAATAAGTTACCATATTGTCCCTGAAGTTTTCTTACTGTCTCTGCAGGACTAGCGCCAGCAGCGATAGCCTCATCATATTGTTTCTTTACTAAGATGGCAGCCATAGCATTAGTATCAGTTGTACCATCTGGCTTTCTTACTTGCTTTTGTTCTTCAGCAGTTAGTTGTCCAGATATAGGTGTATCATTAAAATAACCCTGTGCATTAATACCACCACGAGAAGCAATATATTCTTTAGTCATACCAATTGCTCTGGCTTCTGCTTCTTTAGCAGAGTTACGCTCAGTACCAGTAATTGTTAAACCAGATGAAGGTGAGACCATACCGATAGTAGTAGCAGCAGGTGGTCTACCTGTTGAAGGGTCTACACCAGTATAAGTCTTTCCGTCAATAGTTACAGTTTTAGTTTGCGCTCCGTATTGGTTTGCAAAAGAACCAGTAACTGTTGATGGAGTTGCACTACCTGCTTGACCAAATGGTGTACCAGTTGATTTAGGTAATTCTTGAAAAGCACCTGAAACTCCAGCAGATGTTGTTTTTGGAGTTACTGGGGGTAAACCCATCATTGCCCGAATCTTATCGCGTTCGTCAGCCATTAATTAAACTCCAAATCCTGATGCTCGTGCAAAACCAATTGCTGCTTCTTTTCCTTTAATTTGCATTGCAAGTGTCTTTTCTGCGTTTGGATGGAAAATTGCATAATTATAAATATCAGCAGTAGTTGGGGGCGGAACTTTACCTACCACACCATCTGGTCTTAAGAATCTATCAACCTCTGGATTATCTAAAGGTAGCGCACTTGGGTCCATCTCCCAAGCCTTAGCCAATATAGAAATAACAGGATTTGCAATATCCGCCATAGTTAAATCAGGGTTTGCTGCAAGACGTGGAGCATAGGCTGGATAATATTTTTGTGCTTGAGCATTTAATTCTAACTTAAGTTTTTCTGGAGATAATGCACCAGAGGCTAAATCTATACCAAGTTTTACAATTTCTTGGTTAGTTACATTTGTTGAGCCATAAGACTTAAGAATTGTTTTAACGTTGTTAATTGTTTTAATTGCAGAACTAGGTAAATCCTCAGCCTTACCAAGTACTGCTTTTGACCATACATAAGATTCAGTAAAAGCCTTAGCATCAAATAGTGATGGAGTAGTTACCTGCTCAATGCCACCATCTTTAGCCTTACGGGTAACAGTCCTGCCAGATAACTTAGCCTCAGAACTTACCTTGTTAAAGAAATCTAATCTATCTTGCTCAGTAAATAATGCTGGATTATAACCTAGGGCTGAAGCAGTCTTATTTAAAAGAGCATCTGATGTTAGTTTGTCATACTCAGTATATGAGATAGTTGTACCAGTAACAGATGGAGCGTTCTTGCTTAATGTACCAAGAACATCCCAAGGTGATTTCTTTTCACCATTCTTAAAGGAAGCCACAGCGCCATCAACAATCGTATTCCAAAGAGTTTGACGCATTGCACGGGTAGGCTGTGTCTTATTCTCAACAGTAACTAGATACTCTTGAAGTGCAAGAACTGATGCTTCAGGTAGGGTAGAGAAACCCTTCTTAACTACAGATGCATCAGCCTTAACCAAGTTACCATTTTTATCTGGCATCCAAAGATAACTAATTGTTTTTTTAGAACCCTTTTGAGGAACGTTTATTATTGGTCCTGGAGGTGGAGCAGTTGTAGTTGGTTTTGTTTCTTTTCCGTTACTCACTATCTAGCCTCCTTCAAGTTATCATTCTGGAAATATCTATTTATTATTTTTTGTAGTACTGGGTCCCAAAGATTTAAAGTTGATTCTAAGTAACCTACCCATTGTTCTTTAATTATATTTTTACTACCAACAGGAGTATCTGCATAAGCCTTAACGTATGAATCACGATAATCTAGGAAAGATTT